TCGGCGAGGAGCCCCGAGGAGCGGGCGTCGGCGTCGTGCCGGTCGGCCTGCGTGTTCAGGGCGTCGATGATGGCCTCCACGGGGGTCATCGGGTCAGCCCCACGACGACGACGTTCCCGCTCTGCGGGCGCACGGTCAGCGTGTCGCCGCCCATGACCTCGACGGCGGAGCGCCCGGTCACGTAGTCGTGGACCACGTGAACGTCGAGCCACTGACGACCGTCGTCGGCGCCTAGGACGAAGCGGACGCGCGCCTTCTCGCCGAGGCCCACGGGGATGTCGGCCCACGGGTCGAGGAGCGCGGAGGAGCGCTCCGGGGCGGTCAGGAGGCGAGCCTCGTCCCGCTCGCGGCGGGCGTCCTCGGCGACGCGGCGGAGGCGGTCGAGTTCGACGCGGGCCCACACAGGAAGGCGGGCCTCGCGGGCGTCAGCGGTGCTCATGGCCGCATGTCCTCTCGAAGGAAGTTCAGCCCGCGGGCGAGCGCCGCGGGGTCAGGCGTGCCGCCCTCGCCGAAGACCTTCGCGGCGAGGTAGGCGTCGAAGTCCACGTGCCGGAGGGCCTTCATGGACCGACGGAGGCGACGCTCCGTGATGGTGAAGCCCCAGGCGGGGCCGAGGGCGCGTGCCGGGGCGCTCACGCCGCCACCTCCAGCGCGTCGCGCATCTTCACGAGGGCGCCCGTGCGGACGCGCTGCGTCTTCGGGCGGGACAGGCCCACGGACGCCGCCACGAGGGCGTCGGAGAGGGGCGCGTGGCCCTCGGGGCGCATCTCGTGACCGTCCACGACGGCGGGCTCGAAGCCGTACGCCTGACGCACGACGGTCGTCTCCTCCGGCGTCGTGACGGCGAAGGCGAGGGCGACGAGTTCGGCGTCGAGGACGCTCTCGAAGGGGTCCGGGGCGTCGTCGCCGTCCACGGCGTACGCGGGCGCCTCGCGGTAGTCGGTCTCGCCGTCGGCGGGGGAGGTGAGGGAGTCCGTCCGGGTCGCCGCCGTCACGGCGTCGAAGGTCGAGACCTTCATGTCGTGCTCGGGAGCAATGCGACGCGCCTCGGCGAGGTCTCCGTCGGCCTTCTTCACGATGGCGAGGTAGCGCTCCATCGTCCGCGCCGGGATGGTCCAGCCTCCCGTCCCGGAGGACGCGGCCTCGGCGAGTTCGCGGTTGAGCGCCGTCGCGACGCGGCCCGCGAGGCTCGGGTTCTTCTCCGGGTCGTGCGTCTTGATGAGGTCGAGGAAGGCGAGCGCGACCTCCTGCTCGGCGTCGTCGGCCTCCATCGTCTCGCCGTACTTCCGGAGGGCGCGGCGGATGGCGGGCGCGTACTGCTGGAGGAGCGTCTCGAAGGCGCCCGGGTGCCCGTACGCCGCCGCCGTGATGAGTTCGGCCTCGTCCTCCGGGGTCAGCGGAGCGGGCGTGGTCGTGCCAAGGATGTTCAGGATGTGAGCCATGGTGTGTTTGCGTTCCTCTCGCATACGGAAGGGCGTGCGGCATCGCCCGAGGTGGTGGCCGCGGTTGTTCCCGGGCCCCTAGGCGTGCGGAAGCGCGCCCGTGAACGGGGTCCAGGAGGAGGAGCGAGGAAGGCTGGAGGGCCCTGCTACGGCTTGCGCCGGAGGCGGTTCCTCGCTCCTCCGGAAGAGTAGTGGGAGTGAGAGTGGGAGTGCAAATTGAGTGTGAGTACCTACTTACTCACTCGCCCTACGAGGTAGAGGCTAGGGCCTGCCTGTTCCACTACTCCTCGTACGGACGGAGGGCCTCTTCGAGGTGGCGCCGGACGGCGGTCGCGTGGAGGGTCGCCGTGCGGAGGGCTCGCTCGGAGGCCAGGACGTTTACACGGAGCGCGAGGCGCTGTCCGTCGAGGGCGATGTCCTCGGTCGGGGCGCTCGGCTTGTGCCCGATGCCCTTGCGCTCCGCGGGGACGGTCGTCCGGGGCGGGGCGGTCCACTGGACCTCGCGGGCGCGGGCGAGGAGGTCGCCGATGGCGGCGGTCTCTCCAGCGAAGCGCGCGAGGAGGGCCTCGGCTTCGAGGGCTTCGAGGTCGTCGGTCGTGAGGGCGGGCTCGGTCATGCGGATGTCCTCTCGGTCGGGTGCTGTGACGGAGGAATCCGCCAGAGGCCCGGGGGCTGCTCACGGATGCGCGCTCGAGTTTTTCGCCGGGTACGCGAAAGGCCCCCGTCCCGACCTGTAGGTCTGTGAACGGGGGCCCTTCTGCTCACGCGGCGAGCGGCACGTCCTCCTCGGGCGGGCATCCGTACGCCGAGCCCCACGAGGGACCGGCGACCTCGCCCGTCGAGGAGATGGGCACGCCCTTGAAGTCGCGCGTCATCGTCTCGCCGATGAGCCGTGCGACCTCCTCGGCGTCCTCCCGGGGCGCCTGCGCCACGAGTTCGTCGTGGACGGGCAGGAGGAGGCAGTCGCCGAGGCCCTTGTCGAAGAGGCTCACGATGGCCTGCGCGAGGATGTCGCGCGAGAGCGACTGGACCGCGTAGTTCGTGGCCGCGTAGAGGCGGTCACGGTCGAGCGGGAGGTGCCGCCCGGTCTCCGTGACGACCTCACGGGCGCCGAATTGGGCGCGCGTCTGGAGGCGCTTCCCGTAGCGCTTGATGCCCGGGAACGAGCGGTCGTAGGCGGCGATGGCCTCCTTGACCTCCGGGAGCGGGGCGCCGGTCTGACGCGAGAGCGTCGTCGCGCCGCCGCCGTAGACCTTGCCGAAGCCGACGCCCTTTCCCATCTTGCGCTGGCGCTTCGTGAAGTTCGGCCCGTAGAGCATCGACGCCGTGAAGTCGTGCAGGTCGAGCCCGTTCCGAATCGCCCGGATCATGGCGGGCTCGGGGGCCAGGGCGGCGAGGACGCGCATCTCGATCTGGTCGTAGTCCGACGAGATGATGAGGTGGCCCGGGTCCGCCGTGAGCGCGCGCCGGATGGTCCAGTCCGACGACGGGAGTTGCTGGAGCGGCGGGCGCGAGATGGACATGCGCGCCGTCCGCGCCTGAAGCCCGCCGATGAACGGGTGGAGCCGCCCGTCCGGGTCCATGAGGTCGAGGAAGGCGTCGGCGTACGCAGTCGCCCACTTCTCCGAGCGCTTCGACCGGAGCACGGCGTCGGCGAGGAGGTTCGGCTTGCGGGCCTCGATGCGGTTCCAATCGCGGTCGAGGTCCGCAAGGGGCATGAGGACTTCCTTGTCCACCTTCAGGCCCGTTTTGGTCCGCTCGGTCAGCGTCTCGCCCATCGCGACGAGGGAGGCCGAGACCTGTCCCGTCGAGTTCACGTTCTCGACGCCGTAGCGCCGAGCGACGCCGCGGTAGTGCTCGGCCTCGGCGTGGAGGCGGTCGCGGAGGCGGCGGGTGTAGTCCTCGTCCACGCGGATTCCGCGGCGCTGCATGACCGCGAGGAGGACCGCGAGGTGGTGCTCGAACTTCGAGAGGTGCGAGACGCCCGCGCCCTTCACGAGCGGCCCGAGCGCGTCGAAGAGGCGCCGAGCGAGGAGCGGGTCGAGGCCGGAGTAGAGGGTGTAGAGCGGGTGGTAGATGTCCACGTTCGCGAAGCCGAACGGGATGTGCGGGCGCGTCGGGTGACGGCGCTTGAATGCGGCGATGTCGTCGGCGCTCACGGTCTTCTGCCACGCGCGCCAGAGGGCCAGGAACACGTCCTTCAGGCCCTCCGAGGTGTCCGGGGCGGACTCGTCCACGTAGACCGCGGAGAGCGGCTTCAGGGAGAGGCCCGTGCCGCCCTCGTGCTCGCTCCGCGGGTCGAGGAGGTGGGCCATGATGCGCGTGTCAAAGCATCGCGGGCCGAAGTCCTCGACCTTCACGCCGAGGTGGCGGTCCACCACGAGCCAGTCGAAGGGCGCGTTGTGCGCCGTGAACATGCGGGGCTGGAGGAGGGCCTCCCGGGCGATGCCGCCGAAGAGGTCCGCGCGGAGGTTGAACGCGAGGTCGCGGTTGCCGAATTGGAGCATCCGGAGGCGGTGGTCGGCCTTGAAGATGTCGAGGTCCGTCGTCTCAGTGTCGAAGCCGAGAACCTTGTCGTCGCGGGCGAGGAACTCCTCGAAGGCGCCGAGGTCGCTCGGGCGCTCCGGGGTCAGGATGCGGCACTCGTCGCCGCCGAGGGTGTAGGTCTGTTCGATCATGAGGTGGCCTTCGTTGTCGGTCCGGGATGGGGAGGTACGCCGAAGCCCCCGAGCGCGAGATGCGGTCGGGGGCCTCGGGAGGTGGGGCGTTTACACGCCCGTCGCGCACGTCGGGCAGTCGATGTGCTGGTTGTGCGCGAGGTGGCAGACGCCGCACACGGTCTCGCGCGGGAGGAGTTCCGGGACGGTCTCGATGTCAGCGAACACGGGCGGGCCTTTCAGAGGATGGCGTCGAGGTCGGCGCCGGTGATGGGGGATGTGACGGAGGAATCCGCCAGAGGTGCCGCCTCTGCTCGCGGGGCCTCGGGCTCGGCGTCCGCGGCCTCGGCGGCGTCCTTCGCCGTCGCACGGCGCACGCCGTCGAAGACCATGCCCGCGGCGGCGCGGCGCTTCGTCAGCCCGCGCTCTTCGAGAGCGGCGTTGAACGTGCGCTTCGTCCAGGCGTCCGCGTCGCGGATGCCCTCGTGCTGGCACCACTCCCGATACGAGAGGTAGAGGTCGGTCGCCGAGACGCCGCGCTCCTCCTCGTCGTGGAGCCACTCGCCCGGGAGGAAGCCGTAGAGCGCATCCGAGGTCTCTCGGTAGGCGCCGACGGCGTTCTTCACGACCTCCGGGTCACGGAGCCCGCCCTCGTACCACTCGACGGCGCCACGGACCGCCCACGCGAGGATGCCCTCCGCCTCGGCGAGGAGCGTCGCGCCGAGACGCGGGTCGCGCTCGTGCGGAGCGAAGTAGCGCTCCCACGGAATGAGTTTCACTCGGCGCCAGAGGCCCTCGTCCTGCCCGCGGAACTGCGGCTTGTAGTTCGAGGCAAGCATGATGAGGAACGTCGGGCGGAACTCGAAGAACTCCTTCCGCATGAAGCGGGCGGCGATGAGGTCGCGGCCCGTGACGCGCTTCAGCATCGCCTCCGCCATCGGCTTGTTCGCCTCGCCCTCGGATGCCATGACGAGGCGGGCGCCCTTCAGCGCCGCGATGTCGTTCGGGATGCCGCCCGAGGGCTTCGCCTCGAACGTCGAGAACGGCGTCGTGACGGTCGCCTCGCGGAAGACCTCCGTAAGCGTGTCCGTGAGGACGGACTTCCCGTTCGCGCCCTTGCCGACGTGGACCACGAAGCACTGCTCGTCCGTGCGGCCCGTGATGCCGTAGCCGACGAGGCGCCGCATGTACGCCGGAAGCGCCGGGTACTTGTCGAAGACCTCGCCGAGGAACTTCTCCCAGCGCGGCGCCTTCGCGTCCTTCCGATACACGAGGTCGATGCGCCGCGTCAGGAGGTAGGCCGGGTCGTGCGGGAGGAGGTCGCCCGTGCGGAGGTCCACGACGCCGTTCGCGCACGCGAGGAGGTCGTGGCGCTGGTCGAACTTGTCGAGCGGGGTCGCCACGTCGCGGAGGGCCTTCACCTCGCGAATCGCCGCGTCGATGCCGCGGCTGCTCTGCGAGTAGTTCGCCCAGGCACGCCACGCCTTCGCCGCCGCCTCCTGTTCCTTCGTTACGGCGCCGACCGCCATCGTCCGGGCGATGGCCGCGGTCATCTCCGCCGCCTCCTGCGCGTAGGCGCGCGAGGCGTCGAGGTCGTCCGGGCGCCACACGCCGCCGTCGAGCACGAAGAATCCGCTCTCGGGTGCGTAGCGGAGGTCCGAGCCCTGCGAGCGGGCGTAGTCCCGAAGGAAGCGCGCGTTCCCGAGGTCGGTCAGCGGGTAGGTGGACTGGTCGCGCCCGGAGAGCGCCGCCGAGTAGGAGGACTCGACCGGCGCCTCCATGATGGCGCGCACGATGGCGCGGCCCGTCGGGTCGCTCTCGCGCCACTTCGAGAGGTCGGAGTCCTCCGGGACGGCGAGGCGCGCGACCGTGACCGAGCGCTCCGTCATGCCCTGCGCGATGGCCGCGGAGAACTGCTGGCCCGCCCGGTCGCCGTCGCCGCACGCGATGACCTTCCGGCCCGCCGCGAACGCCGCGAGGGCGTCGAGGATGGTCGGGTTCGAGGCGTTGCCCGAGCCCGCGATGAAGAACACGTCGTAGCCGAGGGAGACGCCGGTCAGTCCGTCGCCGGGGCCCTCGGTCACGAGCACCTCGCCCCATCCCGAGGAGCCCGGGAGCGTGCCGTACTTCAGCCACGACCCGCCGCCCTCGGGGCGCTTCGGGCCCTTCCAACGGAGGTCCACGGCGGGGTCGAGGGCCCGGGCCTGATAGCCGCGCGGGTTGCCCTCCACGTCGAGGAACGGGACGACGAGGCGGGGCGTGTCAGTCTCCGAGAGGCCGAGGCCCAGGCGACGCGCCTCCTCCGCCGAGATGCCGAAGCGCCGCTCGGCGTAGTCGAGGACGGTCGAGTAGGAGGCGTCCTCCTCGGCGAGCGCGTCGGCCCAGCGGTCGAGGTCGGCGACGAGGCCCGCGATGACCTCGGGCGCCGGGGGCGCGTCCGTCGAGGTCGCGCGGCGGGAGGCCGGAACCTTCCCGTCGATGGTCATGCTCGCGAGGTCGCGGAGGGAGAGGCCCATCTTGTCGAGCACGTCGGTCGTCTTGCATCCCGTCCGGCATCGGACGAGCACACGGTCGCCGTCCTTGCCGACCGCGACGCGGAGCGAGGGGTCCGAGTCGGAGTGCGCGGGACAGATGGCGAGCCATCCGTCGGGCTGCTCCTCCACGCCGTCGAGGCGGGCGAGGAAGGCGGAGAGGTCCATGCGGGAGAGTCCTTTCGGTCGGGTGTGACGCGAGAGGAATCCGCCAGTCGCGGGGGCGCTGCTCACGCCAGAACGCACGAAGCCCCCGGGCTCCGAAGAGGCCCGGGGGCGGGGCGTGTAAACGCCGTTTACATGAGGCGCCGGAGGACGGCGGCGAACTCGCGGAGCGGGAGGACGACGTACCACTCGCCGACGCCCTTCCCGGGGCGCCGGACGACCGCGGCCCCGAAGGGCTCGCCCGCCCGGACCTTCTGCCGGAGGGCGCCCTCGACGCCCGCGCGCATCGCGGCGAGGAGGTCGCGGAAGTCCTTCACCTGAAGGACGAAGGGCGAGACGCCGTGGATGTCGCCCGCGTCCTCGAAGCCCGCGTTGTACGGCTTGAACGCCGGGACGCCCTCGGCTTCGAGGAAGGCGACGACCTTCGTCTCGGCCTCCGTGCCGCCGCTCATCGTCGCCCGGAGCGGACGGTCGTGGAGCGGTAGGTCGTGGTCTTCGAGCGGGTGCCCGAGAACCATCCGCCCGTCTTCTGCTTGACGACGGTCTTCTCGCGGACCGTCACGGGGCGGGTGCGCTGGACGCGCGTCGGGCGGAGCGGGGTCGCCGGGTAGTAGTGACCCTGCCAGTAGCCCGAGTGGACCGGAAGGCACTGCATCCCGCGGAGGTGATACCCGGGCGGGCACGAGTCGGCGTAGTAGGTCTCGTAGCGCGGCGAGCACGCGCCGAGGGCCAGGGCGACGACCACGGCGCCGAGAGCGGCGATGGACTTGCGGATCATGGGGAGCCTTTCGTACGAGGAAGGCCCGCCCCCGGAGTAGTGGAGGCGGGCCTTCGGGTCAGTCGCGGGGCGGGTAGTGGAAGTGCGCGGCGCGTGCCGCGGTGTTCTCGGCGATGAGGCGCTCGTAGGCGTCCACGGCCTCCCGCTCCCGGCGACGTGCGCCGAAGAGAGGGAGGCCGAGGAGGAGGAGCGTGCGGACGAGTCCCGTCACTCGGCGGCGCCGAGGATGGAGACGACCGGCTTCGTGAAGACGTTGCCGTTCTTCATCTCGACGCGCTCCAGCGCGAGGGTCGCCTTCGCGGGGCCCTCGACCTTGCCGAGGTCGCCGATGGCCTTGCCGACGACGGTCGCGAGGCTCCACGCGCCGGACTCGAACTTCCAGAGGCCGAGGTCGGGGTCGCTCGCGAGGCGGAAGGTGATGGAGACGCGGGGCTCGCAGACGTGGCCCTGCTCCTCGTGCTCGGCGCGGTTGCGGAAGCCGCCCATCTCGCAGACGTACGGCTTGCCGTCGGTCTCGAAGACCGAGTTGTCGCAGACGACGATCTTCTTCTGACCGCGGGGCCAGATGAGCATGCGTGCGTCGATGGCGGCGGCGCCGTCGAGGATGACCTCGACCTCGCCGGAGGTCGTGAAGACCTCGATGTTCTGCTCGGTCTTGGTCTCCCACGACTGCGGACCCGCGGAGGCGCCGAGGGCCTTCGCGATGGAGTCGGCGGCGTCCGGGTCGCCGGTCGTGACGCGCCACTCGGTCAGGCTCGCGGGCGTGCCGTTCACCTGATAGCCCGAGCGGAAGTTGCCCACGATGTCGTCGGCGCCGAAGCGCTTGCCCGAGTCGGTCTGGAGGGAGGGGTCGAAGAGGTCGATCATGCGGAGTGTTCTCACTTTCAAGAGGCGGTAATGCCCGCGGTGGGGCAAGAGAGGAATCCGCCAGTCGTGCTCGCGCTGCTCGGGGCCAGGAACGCCGAAGGGCCCCCACCTCGCGAGGAGGTGAGGGCCCTTGTGGGTCAGGCGGAAGCGAACGTGCCGGGTGGCCTCGTGAGGGCCGGACCCGGGAACGAGACGCGGTTCTCCAGCCCCTCGCGCCGGAACGCGAGCCCGCCGAGAATGTCGCCGATCTTCGAGGAGCGACGGGCGCCCATGTGGGGCAGGAGCGCCCGCATGATGTCCGCCGCGCGGTCGCCGGAGACCTCCGCGTGGAAGGTCGTCTTGTGGACCTTCGAGATGGTCATGCGGATGCGCGAGCCCATGAGGGTTGCCGCGCGACCCACCACGTCCCGGTCGGTCATGCCGACGCGGATGCGCGGGTACTTCCCGCGGTGGAGGTCGAACGTGCCCTCGCCTTCGAGGAGGCCCGCGAGCCACACGAGGTCGGACTCGCCGATGACGAACGGACCGTGCTTCATCGGGCCACTCCGTCCATCGAGCGGTTCCAGCGGACCGTCCGGTAGCCGTCCGGATGCGCCGGGTCGTCCTCGAAGCGAGCGAACGAGGCGACGTTCGTCATCGTGTCGAGGAAGGCGTCGTCCCACGGCTCGGCGTTCGGGAGGTCGCGGAGGCGGGCCTCCTCCTCCGGCGTGAGGTTGCGGTAGCGCGTCATGACGCCTTCGCCTTCGCGCGCGCCTTCGGCTGGTTGATGGGCCCTCTCTGCTGCCCGGGCTTGAACTCGCCGCCCGCCGCGACGGGCTTCCCGATGACGCGCTTCTTCACCTCGGAGTCCCAATCGAGGACTTCGCGGAGGGCGAGGAAGTAGTCGAAGACATCGACCTCGTGGCCCGGGACCACCACGTCGCCGGTCGGCTCGTGGACGACGGGCTCGGCGAGGGTGACCGTGCCGACCTCGACCGGGACGAGTTTCCAGCCCTCGGGGCGGACGAGGAGGACGGCGCCGCCCTCGGCCTTCGGGAGCGGGACGCGGGAGCCGTCCGGGCGGACGATGTGCGTCGCACGCGAGTACGCACAGAGTTGGAGCGCGACCTCCTCGTGGACGCCGGACCGGGTGGTCTTCCAGTCCATGAAGAGGAGTTTCCCCTTCAGGTCGCCCACGTCGCCGGTCAGGCGGGCCAGGGCGTCGAACGAGCCCGCGTAGCCGAACTCGTCGGACCAAACGGTCTCTTCGAGGAAGACGAACTCGGGCTTCGCGATGTCGAGGAACTCGCGGAAGTGCTCGATGTACGGCTTCAGGTTCGGCGTGATGCGCGGGTTCTCGCCCTTCGCGATCTGCTCGAAGGCGTCGTGCGCCTCGGAGCCGACATCGGCGGAGTTCGACGTGAAGCGGCGCGGGGCGCCCTTCAGGAGTTCGACGGCTGCCTTCGGGTCGCGCATCGCGATACCGACGACATCGCCCATGTTCTCGACGGCGTACTCGGCGACCATCTTCGCCGCCCAGAACGTGAGGAACGGCTTCGGGAGCATGTTCAGGACGGAGGTCACGCCGGGGTTCTTCCGGCCCGTGTCGGGGTTCACGTAGAACCGTGAGCCACCTCGGGAGATGGTGGAGACCTTCGGAGTGGTCATTTGGGGGTTCCTTTCCTGTCAGGGGACAGGAGAGGAATCCGCCAGTAGAGCCAGGGCGGCTCAGTCCTCGACGTTCTCCGCGGTCTCGCGGAGCCACTGTTGAAGCGTGCGCGTGGAGGCGGCGACGCGGGCGCGGTCCGCCGAGGTGAGGGTGTCGAGGGAGCGCTTGTCGAGGTGCGAGAGGCGCTGCGCGAGCGTGTAGAGCGAGGCCACGGTGTCCGAGGCGAGGCGCTCGGCCTCGCGCTTCGTCTTCGGGTTCTGCCGTACGAAGTGACGTTGCTTCGGCGTCTCGGCCATGAGACCGGCGTCCGTGAGTTCCTCGGCGTTTACACGCTCACGTAATGCATTCCCGACGTGATAGCGAATAGACGCCTTTATCGAGGATTGACCATCGGCAGGAAGGCCGGCCTTTGAGTAAATGTCCGCGACTATTTGACGATAAGCGAATGAATTGCCTGCCCAATCGGGCATTCCTTCGGGCGTCGTATAGCGCGCGCGGAGTTCTACGAGAATGTCCGCGACTCGCCGGAACTCGGGCGAGCGATAGCGCGGCTCCAATCGGAGCGCGGCGCGGAGGTACTTAGCCGCGAGGTTGCGGAGTTCGTCCTCGCCGAGGAGTTCGAGGTCAGTAGCCATAAGCGGGAGCATAGCGAAGTGTGAGCCCGCGTGCCTACGCTCCGGTAACGCCGAAGGCCCCCGCCTCATAAGAGACGGGGGCCTTTTCGGTGGAACGGCGTACTAGCGAGTAGGGCGACTAGCGGACGGGACACGCGCCAGAGGCGCAATCCTCGTCCACGCCGTCCGCCACGAGGCGCGCGGCTGCGGCCTCGTAATCCGCCGCCGTGATGCGCTCGTAGGGCGCCTGCGGGCGCGAGCCGTCGAGCATGACGGTCGTACCCTTCAGCCCCGGGAGCGCCGCCGTGAGCGTCTCCACGAGCGACGCGACCGCCTCGGCGGACGGCGGCGGAGGCGTCAGCGCGCCGGAGGCCAGGGCCTCGTCCTGATGCGGCTCGGCGGGGATGTTGACCGTGAAGGACACGGCGTTGTCCGCCCACGCGCGCTGATAGAGGGCCTGCATCCGGAGGAGGTCCGCGGGCGAGATGTCGCTCTGGCCCTCCACGAGCGAGCCCGGGAGCCCGAGGGCCTCGACCTGCTCCACGAGGATGTCCTTCGTCGGGTAGGTGACGACGACCGTGTTCCCGCTCGGGTCGTACTGATCGGGCTCGACGTGGAAGCCGTCGAACTCGGCCCGCTCCACGATGTCGCGCTCCCGCTCCGAGGTCATCGAGAACCGCACGCGCCGGAGGAAGTGCGTCGAGTAGATCGGGTGGATGCCCTCGGCGACTCCAGGCATCTTCGCGATGGTGCCCGTCGGGGCGACCGTCGTCACCTTCACGGGCTCCGGCATGCGGAGGCGGAAGGCGTAGCGGCGGGCCTCCTCGCGGACCACGAGGTAGAGGTCTTCGAGGAGGGCCTCGAAGCCCGGGACGTACGGCGCCGCCGAGTAGCGGATGCCCTGCTTCACGAGGAAGCCGTGGACGCCGAGATGCCCGACGCCGATGCGACGGTTCGAGGCGAGGCGCGCGGCCTGCTTCGGGTCGTTTACATCGCCGTACGTCGCCCGCATGAGGAACCGCGTCATGAGGACGTGCGCCTCCCGGAGGTCCGCCGTGACGGCGAGCCCGCCCGAGGCGAAGGCGTCGAGGTTGACGTGGCCGAGGTTGCAGTTCTCCCACGCTTCGAGAGCAATCTCGCCACACGGGTTCGTCGCGATGACCTCGCCGACCTCGCCCTCGTTCGAGAGGGAGGAGTTCCAGAGACCGGGCTCGCCGTTCGTGAGCATCCGCTCGGCGACCTTCTGGAGGATGAGCCACGCCGCCGAGCCCCCGCGGGCCATGTCCGCCGTGAAGTCGTCGTCCACCTCGACGGAGATGTTCGTCGTCCAGTGCTGCGACGGGTCTTCCTTGCAGGCCAGGAAGTCGAGGACGAACGGGTCGCGCCAGTGAACGATGGACATGCGGGCCGAGCGCCGGACGCCGCCCGCCACGACCGCCTCGCCGATGGCGTGGTCAATCGCCATCGCGTCGAGGGGCGTCATCTGCCGAGCCCCGGCGTAGGTGACATCGAGGCGGAAGCCGTTCTCGCGGTTGCCGTTCATGACCTCGGCGACCTTGTGCAGGAGGCGAGCGAACGGGAGCGGGCCCGACGCCGTGCCGCCGAACGTGCGGAGCGGGGCGCCCTTGCGCCGGACGCGCGTCATGTCGAAGACGCGGTTCTCGTGCTCGACCGGGGCGTCCGTCATGAAGGTGTCCACGAGGTCCACGAGCGCCGCGGCGATGCCCTCGCGCGAGTCCTCGACCGGGAAGGCGCCCGTCCACTCGTGCGAGTAGTCCGTCGAGATGAGGCCCTCGGCGACCATCGCCTCGTAGTCCGGGTGCGACGGGTCGCACACGACATGCACCTTCAGCGAGCGGCGCGGGGCGCCGTACTTCGCGAGGTGCCGCGAGGAGTAGTTCGCCCCGACGCCGCCGCCCTCGGCGAGGCGCTGGAAGGTGAACTCGAAGTGCTCCGAGAGCGACTCGCCCCATCCGGCGACGTGGCAGTTGAAGAGGTATTGACGCCCCTTCACGCCGGACGCCCAGAGGTGGCGCCCGCCCGGGAGGAGGCGGAAGTCGAGCATGTAGTCGAAGAGGCGCGCGTACTCCTCGTGGACCTCGCGGGACCACGAGGAGCGCGGCCCGTGGACGAGGGAGAGGTTGCCCTCGGCGACGCGGGCGACGGTCTCGGGCCACGTCTCCAGCGAGCCGTCCGGCTTCGGGCGCGAGTAGGTGCGGGTGTAAACGGTCTCGCCGGTCGGGCCGAACGGGACGGAGGGAGCGGAGGTCATGCGAAACGCCTTTCGTGGCAAGGGCCCCCGCCCTCGGCGAGGAGGACGGGGGCCCGGGAGGGAAGGTCAGAGGAAGAGGAGACGGGCGACGACCGCGGCGAGCACGGCGCCGATGAGGAAGCCGACGGCGAACGCCGCGCGGAAGCGGTCCTCGGGACCGGGCGGGAGCGCGGCGGCGCTCATCGGTAGCGCCTCGGCGTCAGGAGGACGGCGAGCGTGCCGAAGATGGCGCCCCACACGATGAACGAGAGGACGAACGAGGCGAGGGCGCTCACTCGACCGCCTCCCACGTCGTCCTGCCGCGCTCGACGGTCACCTTCGCGTCGGCGAGACCGCGGGACTCCCGGGCGCCCTGCCCGCGGGCGGCGCCCTTCGTGGAGTAGGGCCCGTAGATGTCTCGGACCGGCGTCGTGATGACCTTCGGCGAGTCGAGGCGGAGGGGCTTGCCCGTCTCGCGGTCGTACTCGTAGTAGCGGACGTGCTTGCGGTTGCCCTCCACGACGACGCGGAAGGTCTCGTCCATGTCAGCCCACACGCGCGCCACGTCAGACCTCCGCCCCGACCGCGAACGCCCCCGGGAGGAGGAGGCGCCGGGTCACGAAGAGGCCCGCGTCCAGGCGGAGGTCTTCGAGCGTGCCCGTGTTGAGGACCACCACGTCGGCGTCCGCCGAGGAGGTCGAGGTCTCCGAGACGTGCGTGTCGCCGTCGTCCGGGAGCCCGGGGCGCTCGATGTAGACGAGCGTCCCGCCCGCGCGCCGGATGGCCGCGACCTCGTTCGGGAAGCGAACGTCCGTCACGACGACGTGCGCCGACGGGGCCGAGAGGATGTTCCGCTCGGCGACCCGAATCCATGCCTGCGGGTCCACGACCTCGCGGATGATGACGCCGTAGTCCTGAAGGGCCTTGCGGACGGCGGGGTACTCCTTCGCGACCTCCCAGCCGTGCGAGGCGACGATGCTCGACAGGCGCTCGGCGCCGGTCATCGTCGGCATGAGCGGGTCGAAGCGGAGGAGCGCTTCCTTCAGCGGGTCCGCGAAGGCGATGCGGTGGAAGCCGTGGTCCTCGATGAGGGCCGAGGCGAACGAGTCCTTGCCGGAGCGCTTGCGCCCCATGAGTCCGACGAGCGCCATGTCAGGCCCCCATCCCGAGGAGGATGGCGCCGGGGGCGTTCGAGGTGCGGACGAGGGCGAAGTGGACCTTGCCCTCCGGGTTGATGATGCCGACGCCCTCGCGGTCGGGCTTCGGGAGGTCGAGGGTGAGGTCGAACTTCGCCTCGACGGCGGCGATGGCCTCGGCGAACGCGGCGACCTTGCGCGTCTCGTCGGGGGCGGTGAACTTGGGCACGGGAGGAGTTCCTCTCTCTGTCGTGTTGGGGACAGGAGAGGAATCCGCCAGAGTCGCGAGGCTGCTCACGGGAAAGCGAAAGGGCCCCTCCCGGATGGGAGAGGCCCTAGGGCGGCGGAGCGGTCAGCCCCAGAGCGCGCGCTCCTGCTCGGCGGACATGAAGTGGTCCGGGCCCATGCAGAGGCGCCCGCCCATGCCGTGCTCGCACGTCGGGTAGAGCGTCGCGAAGGTCGCCGGGAAGGCGTCGAGGACGCCGGGGGCGCACTGGCCCGTGCCGTCGCAACGCCCGTCGCGCGAGCATCCGTCGCAGAGGACGAAGGCGAAGGCGTGAGTGGAGGAGCGCTCCTCGATGAAGGCGACGGCGAGAGCGTCGGCGCGCGGGCCCGTGAAGGTCGCCGTGTAGGAGCGGCGAGCGGCGCAAACGTGAACGTCGAGGACAAGGGCCGGGGCGGTGGAGTTCGTCATGGCAGGAGTGTAAACGCGCCGTGGCACGCTTCGCAAGTGAAGACGCGAAGAGGCCCCCAAGCGTCGCCGGATGGCGGGCTCGGGGGCCGGATGCGGGGCGGGTGTGTAGGAAGTGCAGGTTCTTCCTACATCTCCTATTCCTGTCTAGAGAGAGAGCGCCTAGAGAGGAAATAGAGAATGTAGGTAGTTCCTGCACTTCCTACACGGGTCACTCCTCGGCGCCGGTCTCCTCGCTCGGCGTCACGTGCGCCGCGGCGAGGACGAGGGCCAGGAAGTCGAGGACGTGCCCGATGTGGGCGACGATGGCGGCGACCTGCGACTCCGAGGCGAAGCCGAAGCCCGTCGCGACGGCGCCGACCGTGCCGAGGAAGAGGTAGAGCGCGCGGCGCATCTCCGGGGAGAGGAACGCCGAGACGCGGCGGAGGAAGGCGAGCATGGAGGGAGTCCTTTCGGTCAGACGAAGCCGCCCGTCATGAAGTGGACGAGGAGCCACGTCATGAAGGCGAGGAGGAGGAAGCGCCGGAGCCGTACGGAGCCGGTCACGGGCGGGCGAGGCTTGCCGTTCTCGCCGACGCCGAACCATCGCCACACGTGCTCCGAGAGGGTGTCGCCCTCGCGCTTGGAGACGAGCGCGTAGCCCTCCAGCACGGCGAAGGCGCCGAGCCAGAGGAGCCAGAGCCACGTCATGAGGTGACCTTCTGGACGATGGTCAGGGCGCCGCCGAGGACGGCGACGATGGACGTGCTCGCCGCGAGGAGTTGCGCCGGGGAGACCGTCTTCCGCTCCTCGACCGCCCGGAGGCGCGTGTGGGCGTCGTGCGGCATGTCGCGCTCCAGCCCCCGGACGCGGTTCTCGTGGTCGGTCAGCGTCTCGCCGTGGTTGTCGAGGCGCTGCGCCTGCTGCGAGGTGGCGAGGTCGAGTTTCGCTTCGAGGCGGATAGCCCAGGCGGGCATGCCCTCGTCGGTCGGGGTGCTCATCGAGTGGCCTTCAGGTGGAGGGTGCGGAGGAGGAACGGGCCCGGGCTCGTGGCCCACGGCGTCACGCCGAGGCGCTTGTACGCGGCCCGGGTGGCGGCGGCGGTCGCCGTGCCGAAGTAGCGGTCCGCGGCCCGGGCGGCGGTCAGCCCGTAGCGGTTCGCCGTCTTCGCGCCGAGGTAGGTCCGGAGGGCGCGCTCGTAGGTGAGGACGCTCGCGCCGGAACGCCCGACGCGGAGGCTCGGGGTGTAAACGCTCGGGCTCGAGTTCGGCTTCGGCTTCGGCGTCACGACGGGGCGCGGCTTCGGCTTCGGCTTCGGAGCGGGCTTCGGCTTCGCGACGGTCGGCTTCGGGCTCGGCTTCGGCGCCGGAGCGGAGTAGCCGCTCGGGGGCGCCGTGACGACCGTCCCGGGCTGGACCACGTTCGCGTCCGGGATGCGGTTCCACGAGGCGAGCGCGGCGACCGAGACGCCGAGGGCGACCGCGGCCTTGCCGAGCGTGCCGCCCTTCGGGATGGTGAACGTCCGATGCTTCGCGGGCGCCGGGGCCTTCACGTCGAGACGGTTGTCGAACGCGCGGAGGATTGCGGCGGCGGTCGATCGGTTCCACGAGTCGCGGTCCGCGTGTCCAGCGAGGCCGGTCTCGCCGTCGCGGAACTGCTCGACCTGCGCCACGGCGAGCGGAGCCAGGTCGGGACAGTCGGGGTCGATGAGGTGGACGTGGTGGTTCCCGTCCCACCATCGCCCGAAGGTGAGGAGGAGGACGGAGCGGCCCGTGTTCACGAGCATGTGGAAGTCGGCGAGCGAGAGTCCGTCGGCCTCGATGTCGTAGACGCCGCCGAGGTCGTGCGTGCCCTTCGAGGCGTCGAGCCCCGGCGAGTAGCACCCTTGGATGGGCCGGAGGTAGACGGCGCCGGTCAGCGCCGCCCACGCCTTCAACTTCGGGACGGAGTGGACGCACACTCGGCGCCCGCGCCACGTCGTCGTCGCGCATCGGGGTCGGGAGGTGGAACCGCCCATGAGGGCCTCCTAGGGGTAGACGAGGAGCACGCCGCCGAGCGCGAACTCGACGGCGTGCGAAGGAAGTTGGGGTCAGGCGTCAGCCGGGAACGAGATGCCCGAGAGCGAGACGGAGGCGTTCGTGCCGGAGAACAGGGCGTAGATGGTGACGGAGCCGCCACTGAAGACACGCACGTCGGCGAGACCGCCACTCGCCGCGGTGACGAACTGGAGAGTGGAGTCCGGGCGGTAGCCCGTCGGGAGCACGAAGGGCGGCGAGGTGCTGCTCACGGTGCCGCTCCGAACGAGGCCCTCGACCGTGACGACGCCGTTCTCGCGCTTGTAGCGCGCCGAGGCGTAGCCCGAGCCGTAGTTCGCCCACGAGTAGCCGAGCGTCGGGTAGGTCCACGCCTGCGACTCGCGCCCGTCCGCCCATCGGTACGTCGCCGCCGACGAGTCGGCGTTGCGCGTCACGAGCGGAATCCACGTCGGCGGGACCGTGTAGTCCGCCGTGAAGTACGAGATACGGAAGTTGTCCGGGACGGAGGTCGTGGTCTGGCCGATGGGGGCCTCGTACCAAAGCGTCTGCCACGTGCCGAGCGGGACGATGCCGGAGGCGACGGTGCGAGAGGTGCTCGATGCGTCGCCGTAGACCGGGATGACCGTGCCGTCCGGGGGCTGCTCGATGTTCCAGTAGCCGCCCGGGTTCATCGGCCCGCGGCCCGTCCCGGTGTGGATGAAGCGCTGCGACCACGAGACGCCCGTCGAGGACGCCGTGCGGACGCCGCCCCCGGACAGGAGCGCCGCGAAGTTGCGGACGAGGAGTTCCCGGGCGCCGTTCACGGGCGACCCCAGGACCACGAGCGAGCGGTCGCGGAACTCGCACGCCACGCGGTCGCCGACGCCGAGCGCGTGACCGAGGTTGATGGGCGACGCGGTGACGGCGAGGTCTTCGCCGTCGAGGGTCACGGTGAGCGGGCCTGTTGTCGTCACGGTGCCGTAGCGGGTGGCAGGCACTAGACCTCCTGAAGGTGAGCGGTGGCGGCGGCGAGCCCGTCCTCGGTCAGCGCGACGGCGCGCGCCGCGACGAGGCCCCGGAGGCGCACGTCGGCGGGCTCGTTCGCGAAGACCACGAGGTCGTTCAGGTCGAGCGGGACGAGCCAGTGAGAGAGGGTGACCGTCTTCGCGGCCTGCGTCGCCTCGGCGAGGCGCCGACGGGCCAGGGCGTCGAGGGTCGCGAAGTCCACGGCCTCGACGGTCTCCGGCGCCCGGTCAATCCATCGCCCGCGGACGGGCTGCGAGTAGGGGCTCATGAGGTCTTCGTTCGTCGCGACGGCGACGAGCGGGGGCGTGTCGCCGGACGTGCGCCCGATGACCGTTACGCGGTTCGGGATGTCGAAGGTGTCGCCCTCGACCTCGAACTCGGGCTCGTAGATGGACGCCTGTCCGTCCTCGAAGGTCCAGCGGGCCACACGGTCCGTCGGGAGGTAGTGCGGGCTGGACGTGTAAACGCCGTAGCCGTCGGTCGCGAGAGGCCAGAAATTGCAGGCTTCGAGGAGGTCGTTCACGATGCGGAGGCGCGTCGTCCCGGGCTCCCACACCATCGCGACCTGAAGTTGGGCCACGGAGTCCACGAGGGCGACCATCCCGTCCGGGATGCCCGCGGCGGACAGGATGAGGCGGACCTCCGCCGTCGGGTAGGCGCCCTGCGGGAGGGAGAACGTCGTCGGCGTCTTGTCGTCCACGAGCACCTTCAGCCCGTCGAAGAGCCCGACGGTCTGCTCCTGCGAGCCGTCCGTCCAGCGCTGCGCGGGCACGTCCGGGATGAAGACGCCGAGAGGCCACTCCGCCGCCGAGCCGTCCGGGAAGACCGCCTCGTAGACAGGCTGGAGGCGGACCGTCTTCCAGTCCGGCGCGGACAGGCCCGCCCACTGGAGCGAGCCTGTCCCGAGGATGTCGCGCGAGTTGTCCCACGAGAGGGACAGAGACGCCGCCCCGTCCAGAGGACCGAGCGGCGTCCCGTCGAGGGCGAGCATCTCGACGCGCCAGGACTCCGCCCGGGGCCCCGTGAGCGGGTCGCCGACGCCGAGCGTCATGGGGATGGTGACTGTCACGGGGGCCCCTTTCAGAGCGTGGTGGAAGAGACGACGGGCTCCTCGTAGTCGATGCCGGACATGGACCACGACACGGAGCGGACCGAGCCGACTCCGAGGCCGGAGATGCGGACCGGCGCCATCGAGACGAAGAGGCGGTTCCCGTCCGGGTCGCGGAAGCACGCGGGCGAGTAGGACAGGGCGAAGCGCGAGATGTCCTGCCACGACGAGGACTCCGCGGCCCGCTCCTGCGAGCGGTCCGGGCGCCAGAGCGTCGCGGACACGGAGACCTCCGTCGAGACCTGCTGCCCGTCGAACGGGACCGGGTAGTCGCGCCCCGCGGCGCGGCGAAGCGCACGCGAGCGGCCCTGCGTGAGGTCCACGGCGACGTTCGAGTTCACGCGCACGAAGTCGCCGAAGCCAGGGCCCGCGTTCACGAAGAGGTGCTTCACGCCGGACGTGAAGACCTCGACCGGCGCGGACTCGCCGAACGCACCCATCGCCGTCTCCACGACCGCCTTGTAGCGGTTCGAGGCGTTCAGCGCCGGGATGGCGTCCGTGACGGCGAAGGTGCTCGGCTGCGCCTGCGTGCCCGCGAAGTAGGAACCGAGGGTGTCGCTCTGCTCCACCATCGCGGCGTCCACGTCGTAAGTCGCATTGACCGGCACGCCGCCCGAGGTGGGCTTCAGCACGGCGAAGAGGCGGACGAGCGTCGCGGTAGCGGGCGCCGTGTCCGTCACGGCGATGCGGCGCCACTCGCCCGCGGGAACGCCCGAGACGACGGTGTGCGCGCTCGTCGTCAGGAAGGCGCCGCCCGCGTACCACTGGAGCCAAACGTCCATCGTGGAAGTAGCGCCGAGCGCCGCCGAGCCGCGGAGCGAGAGCGAGCCCGTCCAGACCTCGCCGGGATTGACCGTCGCCGAGGGCGCCGTCCACACGTAGTTCCCTGCCGCCACGGAGGCATCCGTGGACGTGTAGCGGAGCACGTAGCCGCCATCGACCGCGGTCGCATCGGCGACGCGCGCGATGGTGCCGCGAGTGCCCGCCCATCCCGTCGCGTCCGTCTCGAACGAGGGGTTCGTGACGATGTTCACGCGGGACGGGAGCGGGGTCGGAACGATGTCGTCGGCGATGAGCGCCCACGGTCCGCCGTCGATGGACCGCCAGACCTCGGCGGTGTCCACGGGCACCTCGACGCCGGACGGGACCGGGACCGTGACGTAGACCGACGAGGACGCGGACTCGACATCGAACTCGGCGGACACGACCGGCGTCGGGAGGACCGCGAAGTCCACGGTGAAGGCCACGGAGTCCGCGGCGGACCACAGTCCCGTCGAGTCGCGCACGACGACATCGACGGAGTACGCGCCGCCGTCGGCGACCCGAGTCGCGAAGCGGACGGATGTCGTGCTGTCAGCCCCGGCGAGGGACTCCAGCACGGAGCCGTCGCCTGCGTAGAGCGTCGCCTTCCACGCGGTCTGAACCTGTCCCTCGGCGTCGCCGTAGGTCCAGTCCAGGCGGACACGCGCCGAGTCCCACGGCGTCGCCTCGGTCGGGCCCGTGATGGTCGCGACGGGTCGCGTGGACAGGGTGAGCGTGCCGGACGCGGACCACGCCGAGGCGGTCGCGTGCTGGCCCCACGTGCGGACCTGCCACTCGATTGTCTGCCCGTTCGTCCACGTGTTCGCCGCGAAGAGTCGCGAGGACGCGGTGGACGTGACCTTGCCCGTCGAGGTCCACGTCGTCGTCGCGACCGGGCGCCATTGAATCTCGTAGGCGGACTGGTCGGTCGTGTCGAGCGGGTTGTGGGTCCAGACGAAGAGGGCGGTCTCCGCGGCCTCCTGCGCCACGCCGGACGGAGACAGTCCGGTCGGCGCCGAGGGCGGCGTCAGGGGCGTGACGCCGACCGATGTCGCGCCGTTCGCCGAGTAGAGCGTCGGCACGCTCGACACGGCGCGGAGGCGGTAGGTGTGCGTCTGCGTCGAGTTCGGCGCGACATGCGTCCACGAGGTCGTCCCGTACGCGACGAGGGCGAGACGCGCTGCGTCCCACACGCCGTTCGCCGCGTGCCAGACCTCCCAGCCTCCGGTCGAGACCGGAGACAGGGTAGGCCGGGTCACGGTGATGTCGCCCGAGGTCGTCTTCTTGACCGTGGGCGCCCCGGGTGCGGCGGGGGTCGTGGAGATGTTGGGGGCGTAGGCGTAGGCCGAGTAGCCGCCCGTGTTCTTCGCGCGGACGGCGTACGTGTAAACGCGGTCCGCGCGTGTCTTCGTGTCCGTCCACGAGGTCGTCGTCCCGGTGACCGTCGCGACCGCGACGAGCGAGGTCGAGATGTTGTCCTTGCGGTAGACGATCTGCTGGTCATACGGCGCCGAGGATGTCGCCTGTCGCGACCACGAGACCTTCTGCGAGGTGTCGGAGATGCGAGAGGTCGAGAGGGAGATGGGCGGGGCCGGAGCCGCGACGGCGAGTTTCGGGACCGTGAACGTGGTCGAGACCGTGGCCTCGGTTCCCGGGTACGCCGCGTAGGACTTGACGCGGACCGAAGCGGCCTTCGCCTGCGTCGAGGTCGTGAGCGTGACCGTCGTCGTGGTCGTGCCCATGAGTTTGTAGCCCATCGCGGACAGGCTCCAGTCCGTGTTACCGGAGCCGTCCGTGACGCCCGAGCCCGTGATGTACCACGTGCTGCCCGAGGAGTATTCGCTCGATGCGTAGCGCGTCTGGAGGTACGCCTTCGTCGTGAGCGTGACCTTCGTCGTACTCGCCGTGATGGTGCTCGGCGACATGACGACCTCGACTCCCGCCCGGAGGCGGTTGTTCGAGGACCATGCGCCCCACGAGATAGCCATGCGTGAGACCTCCTAGGGGGTCAGATACGGGCCCGGGCGTCGAGGCGAGCGAGCCGCGCGTTCTGCGCGAGGCCACGCTCGACGGCGCCGGGAATGGAGTGGAGAGAACGGAGTTCGCCCGCGAGGGCCAGGAGCGCCGAGGCGATGGCCTCCGAGTCGCCGGAGCCGCCGCCCTGCCCGAGGGCCCCGAGGCGCTTCCCGGTCTCCTCCCAGATGGCGAGCGAGCGGTCGCGCTTCGCCGGGTGGAGCGGGATGTACGCCTCGCCCCCGGTCTCGGGCTCGGCCCAGAGGCGCATAGCCCCCGCGGGGGCGATCTGCGCGACGTGGTTCTCCGAGCCGTTCGCGAAGGCGGTCACGCCTCCGTTCGCGTAGGCGGTGATGCCGCCGTTCGCGTAGGCGTCGTCCGGGTTCTGAAGGTTGCCAGCGAGTTTCGCCGTGTTCTGGAGGCGCTGCTTGACCGTGATGGTGACGGTCTTCGACCGAATCGCCGCCATCGTGTCCTTCAGGAGTTGCGCTCGGCGCTGCGCGGTCTCCGAGGCCAGGTCCACGTTCGTCTTGATGGACTTCGGAATCTGGAGGTACTTGTCGATGAGCCGCTGCGCCTCGGCCTTCGTGAGCCCCGCCTGACGCATCGAGTCATAGAGGGCCTTCCGGCCCGCCTCGATGACGCCGTTCGCCTTCACGTTGGAGCCCGTGGCCTTCTGGACCTCGGACGCCTCGCGGAGTTTCGCCTCGGCGTAGGAGCGCACGGAGTCGCGAGCGGCGAGCGCCTTGTCGGAGTTGCCCTTCAGGTTGCCGTTCGACTCGCGGACCGCCTTGTTCGCTTCCTTCAGGCGCTTTGTGGCGGCGTCGTGCGCGCCCTCCAGCGAGAGGGTCTGCGTGATAGCGGCGTCCGCGGCGGTCTTCCACGCTTCGAGCGCGGCCTTCTGCTCCTCGATGTAGTCCGTCGCCGTGTAAACCCTCCCGGCGTAGTCGCCCTGCGCCCGGGAGCCCTCGGCCACAACCTCGTTGTGCTGCTGCTGCGCGACCTTCGCGTTCTTCAGCGCCTCGCCGGAGTCGCCGACGTTGTTCTTGAACTTCAGGTAGGCGACGTTGAGGTCCGTCATCGTGGAGGCGTCGGCCTGATCGGCGTTCACCTTCGCGAGTTGCGCCTTCATCGCGGCGTCGTGCGCGGGCTCGATCTTCGCGAGCGCGTCGCCGTACCCGAGGTAGGCGTCCACGACATCGTTCGTCGAGAGGCCGAGCATCCTGCCCTGCTCGATGGCGCCCTCGTCCTGCGCCTTCTTCAGCGCGACGAGGCGCACGTTCTCCGTGATGGCGCCGTTCGACTCGATGAGGGCGTCCGTGTAGTTCGAGGTCGCCGTCGCGACCGCCTGATTCCGCTCGGCGAACGCCGAGTAGACGGCGGTCGCCGCGCCGATGGCAATCGAGATGATGCCCATAGACGCCTGAAGGCCACGCGCCCCGCGGCTCGCGGTCTCCATGCCCGCGCCCGCGGCTGCTGCCGAGGTGGCGGTCTTCTGGAAGAACGTCGGGATGAACGAGAGCGCGCGGTAGGCCACGAACGCCGTGTAGGCCGAGCCCGCCGCGACCGCGACGACCTGAAGGATGGTCGGGTCAATCGCGTTGATGGCCGAGGCGATTCCGTTCAGCGCGTCGAGGACGACGCCGCCGAGCGGCGAGGCTGCGGCGGCGATGTTGCCGACCGCCATCACGAGGGACTCGACCGTCGAGATGACCGACGGGAGGACGCCCGCCACGTAGTCCACGAAGGACTTGAAGCCCTCGCCCTGCGCGCCATCGTTCAGGCGGCGGGAGAGGTCCACGACGTACGCCGCGACCTCGCGGATGACCGGGCGGAACGTCTCGAAGGCGGTCAGGGCGGCGTCGATGAGGTTCGTCGCGCTCTGCCCGAGGTAGGTCGTCATCTCCGAGAGGAGCGGCGTCAGGGCGCCAGTGTGGGACTTCAGCGTCGCGATGATCTGCGTCAGCGAGCCGAAGAACGCCTCGGCGCCCGAGTGCGTGATGCCGTCGAGGACGCCCTTCGCGTCATCGAGCGCGGACTTGTAGCGGAGCCCGAGGGAGGTTCCCTCCTCCATCTCGCGCTTGATGCCGAGGACGGCGAGCACGCCCGCCGCGCCCATCGCGCCGAAGCCCGCCGCGAGACCGACGGCGGCGGCGCCGACCGGGGCGATGGCAGGGCCGAGAATGCCGATGGCGGCGGCGAGCGGGTTGATGCCCTTCGTCTCGGCGTCCTTCGAGGAGCGCTCGATCTTCTTCGCAGCGGCCTCGGCCTCGGCGCCCGCCCGCGCCATGTCGTCGGCGAGGGCCTTCTCGGCGTCCGAGGCTTCGCGAGCCGCGGCCTCCAGGTTGCGCCGGGCGACCGTGACGGCGCGCTCGGCAGACAGGACCGAGGACGCCTTCGCCTTGCCGTTCTCGCGGACCTCGGCGAGGCGCGTCTCCGCGATAACGAGGCGGTCGTTCGCGTCCCGCACCTTGTCCGACGCCTCCGACATCGCCGCGCCCATGCGGTCGAAGTCGCGGCTCGATGTCGTCGCCGTGACGTGGAGCGCGCGCCCCGCGCGGTCGGCCTCTTCGCCGACGGCGCGGAGGCGAGCGACTGCCTCCTCCGCGTTCACGTCGATGTCGATGTCCGGGGACTTGCCATCGAGGGCCTCCGCCGCGACGCCCGCGCGGCGGAGTTCCTCGTGCCACTGCGTCGCGTCCAGGCGGAGGTAACCGACGAGGGTTCCTGCGGTCGCTTCACTCATTGGGGGCTCCTTCGGGAGAGGTGTCGGCCTCCTCCCGGAAGTGCCGAGCGAGGCGGGTGTCCGCCGCGAGGAGCCCCGCGACGAGAGAGGAGAACTCGCGCCACGTCAGGGCGTCGAACTCCGAGGAGAGGCGGGCGCCGTACTCACTGCGCCAGTCCGCCTCGATGAGTGCCCACGCCTCTAGGAGTTGGGCCCAGCCGACTCGGCCTCCGCCTTCGGCGCTGTGCGCCTCGTGCTTCGCCGGGAGGTCGTACCACTCGTAGAGGCCGGTCTCGGGGTCGAACTCGCCTCGTCCGTAGTCGTGGAGGGCGTCGAGTCCTTCAGGATTGCCGCGACCCGCGCGGCCATCCGTTCCGGGTCGATGCCGCCCTCCCAGACGACCTCCGCGACGGCGCGGCCCTGCTGGTAGTCGGCGAGCGCGGTCAGCCCCGCGCGAGCGATAGCGCTCATCGGCACGTCGTCGGCGACCATCTCGTCCCACGCGGAGCCGAGGAGGGCCTTCCAGAGGTCCATGCCCGAGAGGCTCGCGAGTTCGGGAACGTCGTCGCCCTTCGCGAGGCCGAGGAGTTGGATACCGAGCCGCGCCGGGACAGGCGGCACCTCGTACGTCTTGCCGTCGATGGGGAGGCGGAGCGGGTCCGCGAACTCCCGAAAGTCCTTGAATGCCATGCGTTTACATCCTTCTCTCGCCGTGGGTAGCCGTGAGAGAGGCGGGAGCGCCACGGCTAAGCGCTCCCGCCTCTAGGTGGGTCAGCCCCGGGTGTACGGGAAGGCGGTCGAGGCGCCCGTCGCGTTCGTGACGACGATGTTCGCGGCGCCTGCGGTGCCCGTCGGGACCGTCGCGACGATGGTCGAGTCGCCGAGGACGGTCCAGTTCGTCGCGTTCGTCGCGCCGAACTTGACGCCGGTCGTCGGGACCGTGCCGACGAAGCCCGAGCCCGTGATGGTCACGAGCGCGCCCGTGGCGGCGCCCGACGGCGAAGCCGCGGTGACGACCGGGGCGGCGGTCGGGGCGTACGGGTTCGCGATGTCGGCGAGAGCGCCGTCGCCCGTGAAGGCGATGGTCCACTCGTTCAGGTCGGCGACGCCGGTCTTGGAGGGCGTCATCTCCACGATGGCTCGCCCGGACTTCGCCTCGGCGATGCCGTCCTTGCGGAACCACCGAACGTAGATGCGGGCCGAGTCGCCGAACTGCCCGACGCGGGCGCGGAGGAGCGCGAACGCCGGGTCTTCGACGCCGCCCGTGGCCTTGCGGTTGGCCTTGACGGTCACCTTCCACGACTGCATGACGACCTCGGCGCTGCTCCAGCCGTCGCTCTCGTAGTCGTCGGCGGCGGCGGTCTGCGGCGAGATGCTCGGGTTGAAGTCGTTGAGGCCGGTCAGCGTCAGCCACGTGGCGGCATCGGCGGAGACCTGCACGCGGTAGCCGCGGGCGAGGAGGGTAGGCATAGCGGATTCCTTTCGGAGAGAGGGAGGTAGGTCAGGCGCCCGGGATGCTCGTCGTCTGGACGGTCACCTCGTAGTTGTCGGCGCGCTGCGAGCGACCCGCGGCATCGGCGCCGACCGGGACGGAGGAGATGCGAAGCACCTGCACGACGAATACGCCGTGCCACGAGAGGGATTCGCGTCCGTGGAGTGCGCGGAACACGGCGTCGGCGACCTCGTTCCCGTCGAGGGAGTCGCCGGGGACGCCGCGACACCACGCCTGCACGCGGTAGACCGCCTCGGGCTCCGAGGGATGGTCGGTCGAGCCGTAGAACGTCAGGCCCACGGCGCGGTCGGGGTCAGTCGGGACGGGGCCGAAGACGACGGCGGTCTCGCTCGCGAGGTAGCCGCCCTCGGGGCGGTATGTCGCGGCGCCCGCGGCGTCCAGGGCCTCGGCCATCCCGAGGAGGACCGCGTTTACATCGCTCATCGGAGGACCGCCTCAGCCATCGCCCGGAGCGCCGCGTCCTTGTCCTCGTGGAGGGAGGCTTCGAGGTACTTCGCTTGCCCGCCGTGCGGATGCGCGAAGCCGAGGTTCTCGTGGATGTAGGCGGCGTAGACCGAATCGAAGACGACGCCGACCGTGGAAGCGCCGCCGCGCCCGCGGTCGATTCGCGCGGTGTCGCGTAGGTGCGTCTGCTCGGGGTCCGTCGCGTCCTTCGGCGCCAGCGGCGCCCGTCGCTTCGAGCCTTCGAGGATGGGCACGGCGCCCGCGGCTGCGATGCGCTCGTGGTCGATGTCCGGGAACTTCAGCCCGGAGGTGTCCATGTGGATGCTGCTAGACAAGGGTCACCTCCACGTGACGGACGGCGCCGAGGAGCGGCCCGCCGTCGCGGATGAGGGCCTTCGCCACGCGCGCCCGCTCGCCGTCCGGGAGGGTGACGCGCGACTTCGGGACGAGGGCGGAAGCGAAGCCCAGGCGGGCGAGGACGCGCGAGGTCTGCTCCGTCGTCTCGGCGTTCGCCGTGCGCTCGACGGTCGCCCCGCGGTCGAGGAAGCATCGGACCTCGACGGGAGCCGCGTAGGTGTCGCCTCGCGGCCCCGCGCCGAGGTACGTCTCCACGACGACCTTGTGAGCCTTCAGGAGACGCATCACGCGCCCCCGACGGTCGGCGGGAGGAGGGAGATGGTGAACGCCGCCCCGCCCGCGCGAGCGCGACGGAGAGCGGCCTTGTCGGTCCGCGAGAGGTAGAGCCCGCCGACCGGGAGGCCCCCGGGCGCCTGAAACGTGACCTGCGCCGAGCCGAGGCCCTGTTGGCCCGTGCTCGACGGGTTCGAGAACGCCCGGACCGCGACGGCGAGGATGGTCGGCTTCGCGGCCTCCGGGAGCGGGTCGCCCGCGATGGGCTTCGCGAGCCCCTCGGCGAGGTCGAGGAGGAGCGTCATGCGGGGCTCGTCCACGTCCTCATCGAGGAGGAGGGCGAGTTCCTGCGGCGTGGCGATGGTGGGCACGTCGCCCTCCTCTCAGAGTCAGGCGGGCGTCTTCGGCGCGCGCTTCGGGGCGGGCTTGTCCTCGTACGGCTCGACCGAGAACTCGGCGAGTTCCTCGGCGCGGTACTGACGACGGAGGGAGGCGATGACGCCCTCCTGCGAGTGGTCGGCGTCGTCCAGCACCTGCGAGACGGAGGGACCGTCCTCGAAGCGCCGGGTGGTGACCTTCTGGAGTGCCATGCGGATGTCCTTTCGGGGCGGGAGGTTTGGGGGCCGACGAGGGCCCGGAGCGTCACACGAGGCGTTTACACTCCGGGCCCTACGTCAGCGGTCGGTCAGAGGGTGACGTCGATGTCCTGCACGACGAGGGCCTCGGGCCGGACGACCTTGCCGCCGAAGAGGTGGAGGCCCTTGATGGCGTCCGAGAACGAGTCCTGCGGGCGGTACGCCTCGACCTTGCGAATCTGCTCCGCGAGGGTCGTCGCGATGGAGTGGCCCGCGATGAGGAAGTTCGAGACCTCCGGGGCGGTACCCGCGGTGCCCTGCGGGATGCGGTTCGAGACGATCACCCGGAAGCCCAGGACGCGCCCGACCTCACCACGGAGGATCGGCTCCGAGGAGCCGTAGCGGCTCACGTCGATGAAGCGGTTGTCCTGAAGCAGGAGACCGTGGAACTCCGGCGAGATGACGAGGAAGCGGCCCTCGACCGGCATCTTCGCCCGGTCGCACTTGACCTTCACGACCACGAGCACCTTGTAGGCGGCGTCCGGGGTCGCCACGTCGGCGGGAGCGATGACGTTCCCGGCGCCCGCGACCATGAGGCCGGAGACGAACGTGTCGAGGTTCTGGCCGAGACCGTCGGCGGCGGAGAGCGCGGCCTTGTTCAGGAGGTCGCCGGAGTTCTTGACCTGACGCGCGTCGATGTCGTCCACCTCGAAGGCGAAGAACTTCGACTGGTCGATGACCATCGTCTGATCGGTCGTCGCGAGGGTGTCGGGGGCGATGACCGTCGTGTTCTTGACGTAGTTCTTGATGGTCACGTCCGACAGGGCGCCGATGTGAACGGTGTCGCCGCTCTCGGCGATGTCGCCCTCGTAGTCGCGGTTCACGAGGCCCGCGAAGACGTACGAGTCGCGGAGGGCGGTCATGAGGCTTGCGTGCCAAACCTCGGGGATGAAGGTGTCAACAGCCATGACGGGGCATTCCTTTCAGGAGGAGGAGCGTCGAGAGGGAGTTCTCAGCGCTTCGAGTAGTCGATGCGGCCCTCGGCTCGGGCCTTCTCGATGGCGGCGAAGTCGCCCGCCTTGCTCAGTCGCGAGATGTCGTCGCGCGTCAGGAGCGGGCCCTTGTCGCTCGGCACGGCGTCCGTGGTGCCCTGCGCCGGGTTCGCGGGCGGGGCCTTCGGGGTCTGCGCCGCCTTCGCGAGGTGGGGCTTGCGAGCGAGGAGGTCCGAGAGTTCGGACCGGATGGCGTCCGCGTCGATGTCGCCGGACTCGGAGGCGAACCGCGTCACGTCGCCCAGGAACACGAGCGCGTCCTCGGGGTCGGCGAAGTCGGCGGCGAGGGTCTTTGCCTCGGCCTTCGCGGTGCGCTGGAGGAGAGCGGCGGCGCGCTGCTCTGCGGCCTCACGAGCGGCCTCGGCCTTCTGCGCCTCGGTCATCTGCTCGGCCTCGATCTGCGCCAGTCGAGCCACGGCGGGCTCGGCTTCCTTCCAGCGGTCCTCGTGCTTGCGCGCGAGGGCCTTCCACTTCTCGGCCTCGGCCTGCCAGTCCTTGCCCTCGCCTGCGCCCGTGTCGGTCGCGGAGGGTGCCGAGGTCTGCTCGCCCGCGGGGGCGGCGGGAGCGTCGGTCGGCGTGGTGGCGGGCTCGCCGGAGGCGGCGGGCATCTTGTCGGACATGCGGAACTCCCTGTCGGGTAGGTGGGTTCGGCGCTCCTCCATGTCGGCGAGCGCCTCGTGCTACGCGCCGCGAAGGCGCGCGATGGAAGCCGCGGCGTGCGCGGCGAGTCGGGCGTTGCCGGTCTTCTCGGCCTTCGCCCGTGCCGCCTCCAGTCGAGAGATGAGGAGGGCGGCGCGTTCAGGGGCGACCGAGGCAGGCTCGGACGCGGGCGCCGTTGCGCGAGAGCGCTTCTGGCGCGGAGGGATGAAGTCACGGTCCTCCAGCGCGGCGCGGAACGCCTTGCGGGCGTCGGCGCCGGAGAGGCCCTTCGTGACGCGCTTGTAGATGGCCGCGTACTCGCGCACGTCGGCGGGAGGCTCGTAGCGACCGAAGACCGGGACCGGGTGGCATCGACAATGGTCGTGGACCTTGATGGAGTAGCCGCCGCCCTCGAAGCGGGCGTTCGAGGAGTCGAACGAGTGGCGCTTGTAGACCGCGCCGCGGAGCGCGAGCATCGCGCAGAACGAGCACGCCCCGGGCTCCAGCCCGCGGGCCCAGCCCGACGCCTCGCGGTCGGCGAGCGTCGCGCCGATGATGGTCGCGCGGCCCGTGTTCAGGACGTGGCGCTCCGTGATGGCGGTCGCCTCGGCCACCACGGCGGCGAGGTCTTCCGGCGTCGGCTCGTCCACGCGGAGGCGCTCGACCGCGGACTCGAGCCCCCGCGCGACCTGCTCCAGAGGAGGGGCGGGCGCGGGGGCCAGGACCGGGAGCGGCGCGACGATGCGAGCCGTCACGCGCGCCATCCGGTAGTAGGCGATGGCCTGCGTCGCGTTCATCTGCCCGTAGCGCTCGATGAGCGCGAGGAGGTCAGCGGTCAGCGCCGGGAGCCTGTCGAGCACCTCGTCCGGCGAGAGGCCCGCGAAGACCTCGGCCACGACCGGGCCGAGGAGCATCGCCACGTGAGCCTGCGCCGCCTCGTAGGCGAGTTCAGGCGTCGCCGCCGTCGGGCTTGCCGCCGCCGTCGGGGCCAGCGTCGCGGTTGCTGCCATCGCGGCCTCCGTTCGGGTTCTGCGGGTTCTGCGTCGCCGTCATGGCCGCGCGGAGCATCTGCTCGCCCTGCCACGCCACGCGGTCCTGCTCCAGCCGGAGCCGCTCCACGGGCGAGTAGCCGAGGCGCTTCAGCACCACGTCGGAGTTCGGCGGGACCGCCTCGGCGGCGACCTGCTTCGAGATGGAGTCCGACGCCTGCGAGGCGTTGAACATCTCCGGGGCCAGCCAGTCCACGGACAGGCGCTCGGCGCCCTTCGGGAGGTCGAGGCCAGGACGAGACAGGCGGAGCGCGAGGTGCGCGACCTTGCGGAGGTCCGGTGTGAAGCGAGCCATGTCGAGGCGCGCTCGCCGGTCGAGGCGACCCTCGGCGACCTGCCCGCCCTCGGCGCTCACGGGGTTGCCCTCCGTGTAGAGGCCGAGGTACTGCGGCGGGAGGGCGAGTTCGCCCGACGCCTGCGCGCCGTACATCTCCACGACCTTCGTGTAAACGCTCGGGTCGTACGCCTGCATCTGCTTGATGTCCGGGAGGTTCCCGTCCTCGTCGCGCTCCAGCGCGAGGACCGCGTGGAGGTAGACCTCCCACGCCGTCTTCCGCGAGCCGTCCGGGTTGATGAAGTCGCTCTCGGCGGCGCCGAGGATGGCCTTCTGCGGGACGGAGTAGAACTCGCGAGCGACCTCCAGGCCCAGGAGCGTGCGCGACGCCCCTTGGATGATGGCGCGGAGCGCGGGCGTGATGGCCGAGCGGCCCTGCCGAGCGCCGGAGAGCGGCGCGTGCGCGAGGCGGACGACCGGCACCACGTCGAGGTCGTGCGGCTCCCGGGCGTCGAGGTGCCACTCCGAGCCGTCCTGCCCGTCGTGCGACATGCGGAGCGTCTTCCGGGGCATCTGGAGGACGGCCTTCGTGGACTTGCCCTCGGCGTAGACCGAGAGGACGTGACGCGGCGAGCGCGTCCGCACGTCCCACTCGACGGCGGTGTTCATCGGCGAATCCGCCGTGATGAGAGGCATCTCCGGGTCGTCGCCCGTGCCGACCGTGATGTAGCCGCGCCCGAGCGAGTAGGCGTCCGTGAGCGCCATCGAGAGTTCGGCCTCGAAGCCGTTCCCGTCCATGATGGAGGCGAGCGTCTCGTCGGCCTCGGTCTGACCGGCGAAGCGGAAGGACTCGAAGCGCATCCGCTCGACCCGCGGGTCCACGGCGAGACCGCCCCAACCGAGCACGGTGTTGATGAACTCCAGAGACTCCGGGATGGAGATGCGGAGGTTCCTCACGACGTACTCGCCGAGGTAGTACGCCTCGGAGAGTTGCAGGTCGGCGAGGGAGTCCTCGCGCGCCGTGCGGAGGCGCTCGAAGACCTCCCGCTCGTCCTCGTGGAGAACAGTGTCCGGGAGCATCGGCGACGATGGGACGTTGTAGGGCGCGAGGGCGCCGACGGTGCTCACGTGAGCGCCTCCTAGGGTCAGAGCGCGACCACGCGCCCTCGTGAGGCGCCGGTCTTCGCGTGCTTGTTGTTGTAGAGGCGCCAGAGCATCCGGGCGCCGACGGCGGCGACCGCGAGGTCGATCTTCCGAGCGCTCTCGCGGTGTTCCTTCATGAGGCCGATGCCGTACTTCCCGGGCGCGCGGCGCGCGTTCTTCACGTGCGCGCGGAGGGCTCGGGAGGCGTCATGGGCCAGGACTCCGGCGTCCACGTCCTCCACGAATCGCTCTGCGGCGGCGGTGAACTCGGCCTGCCTCGTCGGCGAGCGCATGTCCCAATTGACGGAGTGCTGCTTGTCGCCGGTCTTCGTCGCCCACAACTTCAGGCGGCGTTTGTAGAGGCGGTGCCACTCGTCCACGAGGGCTTCCCAATAGCGCTCGCCGCTCTCGTCGTCGCGGGTGTCGGACGGGTCGGCGAAGAACGCGACCGGGCGATAGACCTCGAAGACCTCGGCGACGCGGGCGTTTACACTCGCGCGGTCCACGCGCCACGGGCCCATCGTCTTCTCGTCGTAGCCCGGGGGCTTCTGCCAGACGCCGAGTTGGAAGACCTTCCCGTCCTTCGCGCGGCACGCCACGAGGGCGGTCGCGTCGTCGGACTTCGAGCCGTCGAAGAACACGAGGATGGTCTCGCCCGCGGCGAGTTCCTCACGGACGCCGAGGGCGTCGAACTTCTGCGGGTGGACCCAAGCGTCCTCCGCCGCGACGATCTGGTTGTACCAGAATCGCCGGGAGCGGCTCGGCGGGTTGCGTCGGTCGGCGATGGACTTCGCGATTCGCTTCACGTTCAGCCACACGGAGTCGCCACGGACAGAGGCGATCACGTCCGGCGCGGCCTCCAGCGTGAGGGGCGCGTTCGGCGGGGCCTCCAGCGAGTCGTACAGGAGGCCCGCGTCCACGGCGCGCCCGTCGAGGACCGCCTCGGCCTGCTCGCGGTCGCGCTCGGCCACGGAGTCGTGACCGGGCTCGTAGGCGTTCGTGATGCGGAGGGAGCGCGCGGCGCCGCCCTCGGACTTCGAGGCGTTTCGCTCGATGACATCGGCCATCTCGTGCCCGGAGTTGTTCGCGAGCCAGTGGTGCGTCTCGTTCAGGAGGACGAACGAGGCGCGGGCGCCTTCGAGCGTCGTCGGCGACGAGGTGACCGCCTGCATGAGGGCCTGACCGTGGAGACCGTGGACGGTCTCCTTCTGGACCACGAGGTCGTAATCGGCCTTCGCGCGGTCGGAGATGAGGCGCGGGAGGAGGCGCATCGTGTTCTTGGTCTGTTCGAGCGACACGGCGGCGACTTGGACCCACGGCTCCGCGGCGGGCTCGCCGACGGGCTGCCCGTCCACCATGTCGCCGACGCGGCACGGGCCCGCGAGTTCAAACGTCGCGATGCCAGCGCCGAGCGGGTCTTTGCCGTGGCCCTTCAGCCTTTGGAACACGCCGTCCGAGTAGAGGAACTCGCCGGAGTCGTTCACGGCGTACCACCACAGGAGGAAGCGCGCTTGCTCCTCGGTCCAGACCCACGGCGTCTCGCGGTTCTTCTGGAGGTATGCGCCCGTCCAGGCGAGCATCTGCCAGCCGAGCGTCCGCTCCGGTAGGAGCCAGTGCTCGCCGTCGGTCTGCCACGTCGGGCCGAGGAAGACGGGCGGGTACGGAAGTTCGCGGCGCTCGACCTTCGCGTAGGCGCGGCGCCGGTAGAACTCCTCGGCGGCGTCCATCTCGGCGCGGACGAAGGGGTCGATGTCCGTCGTGACGACGGAGAGAGACCGGGCCATCACTTCGCCCAACGGGCGGCGGCTGCCTTCCGGGCGGCGTCGCCGGGGTCAGCGCCAGCCGAGGCAGGGGCGACCTCCTCCGGGAGGCGGAGTTGCTTCAGGAGCGCGGCCCGCGCGGCGCGGTACGTGCGGAGTTCGGCGACGAGCGGGTGGATAACCGCCTGTCCCATCGAGCCCTTCGCCGTCATCGGGCGGTCCATCTCGGCCCACGCCGCGGCGAGGGCGTCGATCATGTCCGAGGTCCGGGCGGCGTCTTCGAGGACGGCGAACTCGTCGGGACGGAGGACGTACGGCGCGGGCGCGTCGTCGGCCCCGGCGATGGAGGTCCAGAGTTCGCGGCCCGCGGCGCCGAGGTCGGCGGGCATCTTGCGACGGGGAGCGTCGGGCATGTCGGCCTCCTCTGCGGGGTCGTCAGCGACCGCCCTCCCACGAGCCCCGATGCCTGCCTCGGGTGCCTCTACGAGTGCCGGGTGTGTCGCTGCGCGTTCTGCCGTGGTCCGGTCGGGCGGTCTGAAAAAACGGGCGGAAAGTCCGCACGCATGGCGAGGTGCTATAGGCACCGCGCCACTGAGGGGGCGGGGGAGGGGGAGGCCCGCCTAGGGGCTGCTCGCGGCGTCATCACGCGAGCGATGTGCGTGCGAGAGCGCGTGGTCATGCCTCGCGCGTCGCGCGGTCGTGGTCTCACACGAAAGAGATGTTCATGCGTGAGACGTAGGCGTGTGGGCCTGCGTTCCTCACACGAGCGAGCCAGGGTGCGCCTCGGGGTCGCGGGCCTTGCGCCTGCGTCCTGCGTTCGCCTCGCGCTGCGTCTTGACGAAGTGACAGGACTCGCCACACGTGAGGCAGGCACCTTCCCTACCGTCGGGCGTGCCGTGGATGGGGGCTAGGTTCGAGGGGTCGTCATAGTCGCCGGGAAGCCGAGCCCGTAGCCACGCGGCCACGTTCAGCACGTGGTCTACCTGCGTAGCCCCAGGGTGCCCGCATGCGTGGCACACGCCGCCGTGCTCCCGGAGGATGCGGTCCTTCTGCGCCCTCGTCAGACGAGAGGGGCGGCGGTGCCATGCCATGCGTCAGTGCCTCCCGCAATCGGTCACGTGGTCGCCGTCGAGGACGACCGTCGAGCCCGTGCGCCGAAGGCAGGGCCTACCGTTCGCCTCGCGCCTCTGGCATCGGTACGAGTCGCGCCGGAGAGCGCGGAGGCGCAAGAGTTCCGGCGTCTCGCTCACGGTCCGTCGAGGTGCTCGGTCACCATCGGCTGAACCGCGGCGAGGATCATTGCGTCCGTGACGGCGCTCTCCTCGTAGCCCGGTCGGGGCTTGCCCGCGGCCACGGCGTAGGCGTAGGCGGCGTCCCATCCCGGCGAGCCCGAGAGGGCCCAGAGGTGAGCGTCGGCCCACTGGACGGGGCTCGGGACGCCCTGCGTCGCGGCGCACGCGGCGACACGGTTCCGGAGGTCAGAGTCCACGGCGAGCGCGGCTTGTGTGTTGTAGGACATGGAGGGTTCCTTCATCGGCGAGCCGCGAGTCGGCCCGCGGGTACGACAAAGCCCGCCCCTGCTCGACGCCTCGACCGCGGAGAGGAGGACGCGGGAGACGGAGCGGGGGCGGGCTGAACCTCCCTGCAAGCCCACGAGGGGCTGCCGCCGATACATCCGTCCGGGAGAGAGACGGGGCGCGTTTACACGATGGGCAGATGTGGGAGGAGTCGAACCTCCGGGCGTCGGTTTTGGAGACCGGGCCATCACCACTGACTCACACCTACGGAGGGGCCCTCGTCCTCCGCGAGTCGATGCGCGAGGAACGGGCAGGGCCCCTCTCTACATGAGGAATCCGCCACGGTTACGCCACGTGCTCACGGCACGCGACGACAGGCGGAACAGACGCGCCGGAGACCATCGGCCTCCCGCGAGTCGAGGTGGAACTCGCTCGTGGGCTTCGCGACGCCGCACGAGGCGCACGTCTTCCGCACGCCCCGAGTCCAGGCCCGCCTACGGGCCAGGGCGGCGCCGAGGAGCGCCTCCACGCCCTCCGGGTCGCCGTCAGGATGACGGGTCGCCAGAGAGGCGCGGAGGCGGTCCTCCAGGCTCACGAGCGGGTCTTCAGCCCGAGGAGGAACTCGGCGAGCGCCGCCACGTCCGAGCCGAGGATGCCACGGAAGCCCGACTTCGCGAGGATGTCCGACGCCTGCGCCGAGACCTCCAGCCGAAGGGCGTAGTCCTCGCGCGCCGTCTCGTCGCGGACCTCGAACGTCGGCGTGGCGCCCTTCACCTCGGGCGCCGGGGCGAGGGACGACGGCTTGAAGTAGTCGTAGTCGCCGTCCTCGAACTCCACGTGGTAGTCGCCGTCGGAGTCGAGCCCGCCCTTGACCTGCCCAGCGCGACCCTCGTAGTCCGTGAGGCCGCACTCGGTCGGGCCGGTCACGAGCACCTTGTCGCCGTCCTCGAAGACGACCTCGGCCTCCACGACCTCGGGCTCCGGGGCCGGGGCCTCGATCTTCACGAAGGACTGCGGCGCGAGGCGGTAGCCCGCCGTGACCACGAGGCGCCCGAGGTGGTCCTCGCCGACGTGGCGGACCGTGTGCTCCTCGCCCACGATGGAGTCGCCGAGGAGCCCCGGCTTCCCGCTCGGGAGGATGTTCGCCGCGATGCGGACGCGGTCGCCGACCTCGAACGTCGGGACGTACGCGGCGAGTTCCTCGCGCTCGAAGCCCCACGACTGGAGCGAGTAGTCGCCGTCGATCTTCACGGCGTAGTCGCCGCGGCCCTGCCCGTAGCCGCGGAGAGCGGTCACGGTGCCGGTCGCGCCCGGACCCCGGACCTCCGCCGCGAAGGGCGAGGAGAGGACCGTCACGCGGTCGCCGACGGCGAAGGACGGGGCGGTCTCGACCGTCTCGACCTCGGGCGTCTCCATCGAGAGGAGCGTCGCCCACGGGCCGACGGGGGCCTTCGACAGGCTCGACGCCGGGAAGTAGGACCACTGGCCCTCGCCCGGGAACTCCACCACGAAGTCGCCCTCGCGGTCCGGGCCCTCCGTGACCGTGCCGACGAGGCCCGCGTACTTGTCCGAGCCCGTGAAGTCGTCGCCGACGAGCACGCGGTCGCCCTTCGAGGGCACGTAGGCCGGGGCGGGCTCGACGGTCAGGAGGGCGAGTTCGGCCTCGCGGTAGCCCCAGGCACGCGAGCCGTTCCCGTCGAGGACGACGGCGTAGTCCGGGCGGGAGATGCCGGAGATGTCGTGGCGGTCGGTCGGCATCGGGACGACCGTCCCGACGTTGCCCGCCTTGCGGTAGACGCCGACGTACGTCGAGGAGACGATGCTCACGCGGTCGCCCGGGACGAACTTCGGCGCCGGGACGAGGCACTCGGCGGCGACGGTCCAGTTGCCGATGCCGACGTTCCCGGGGATGGTCCATCCGTTCGTGACGGTCACCACGTCGCCGACCTTCGGGCGGGTCGAGTCCGCGTGGTAGTAGTCCGCGTGGTCGCCCATCCCGCCGACGTAGCGGTGGAAGACCGTGCCCGCCACCACGGCGCGGTCGCCCGGGGCGAAGGTGTGGACCTCGGGGTCCGGGACGTGGACCTTCAGGTCCACGAGGCGGACGGTCTGGCGCTTGCCGCCCTCGGTCGCCTTGAACTCCGCGGCGTCCGCGTGGCGGGCGTAGGAGGCGCTCGGCACGTCGAGGGAGATGCACTCCACGACCTCGCCGAGGTCGTAGTAGTGGCGGAGGCCGCTCGCGCTTCCGTCCGCGGTCACGACGTAGCGCTCGCCGACGACGGGCAGGGCGGGGGAGGTGCTGCTCATGGGTGTGTCCTCTCGGTCCGTCCCACGGCGCCTCTCGCCGTGGTGACAGGGGAGGAATCCGCCAGTCGCCGGATGCTGCTCACGGGAAATGCAAGAGGCCCCCGCCCGGTCAGGGCGAGGGCCTCGGGAGGCGCCGGAGGCGGCGGGTCAGCCCCGGCGCACGCGCCGCTCGTGGTTACGCCGAAGCGCGGCGAACACGGCGTCCTTGCGGGCGTAGTCCTCGCGCTGCTCGTCCGCGGTCAGGAGCACGGCGTCGAGGGCGCCGTACGCGGCCCAGAGGCTCGCGTCGTCGGCGTAGGACGAGGCGCCGTAGGCCAGGAGTTCGTTCGCGATGCCGCGGGCCTCGGCGAGGAGGCGAACGGGGTCGGCGCACGTGTGGGCGTGCGAGCGGAGGTTCGCCTCGCAAGCGTGGCAGGAGGCGGCGGTCGTGGTGGCGGTCGTGGCGGTCATGTCGGGCTCCTCTGCCCTCGGGGCCCCCGTGTGGGGCCGATGAGGAGAGTGTAAACGCGCGGTGGCACGGCGCACAAGTCGGCGGCGCGGCGTGGTGTGTAGGAAGTGCAGGAAGTTCCTACATTCCCTATTCCGTACTAGAGAGAGAGTCCCTAGAGAGGTAATAGAGAATGTAGGTAGTTCCTGCACTTCCTACACGGGAAGGCCCCTACGGGGTCGTCTCCGGCGCTCCTCCGGCGTTGTGGCGCCGGGGTCCAGCGGGCGAGGTGCCGCCCGGAGGGTTCACCCAATGGATGAGCACGCGCTCGCCCGGGTAGAAACGGGCCCCACGAGAGGGCGCACGGGTGACCGTCACGCGCTCGATGGCGAGACCGAGGAGGGCGCGACGTTCCTCGACGGGCAGGGCCTCCCATGCCTCGCGGCTCTGTGTCATGTCGAGGAGGGGCGTCATGTCGCCCTCAGGGCCCGGGAGCGTCGCGAGAGATGCTCGGGCCTCGGCTACCCGGGCCCGGAGCGTCGGGAGGCGCTGCGCCGCCTCGTCCTTCGTCATGAGCCCCGAGGCCATGAGGTCCAGGACGCGGGCGAGGTCCGCCTCGAAGCGCGCGAGCACCTCCGCGAGGCGGTTCCGCTCCGTCGCCGCCGCGGGGTCCACGCGCGCCGCCCATCGACGGGCCACTTCGGCGAGGAGTTCGACGCGGTGCGGGTCTTCGGCCTCGTCCTCCGGGTCGATGGCGAGGCGGCGGAGGAAGGCGTCCACCACGGCATCGTCGGTCCGCCGCTCGGGCGCGTTGAAGCCGTCGCACGTCGTCCCGGCGCCCCGGGAAGCGCACGAGTAGGAGCGGTGCCCGAGGCGGTTCCCGTTCACGCGCGCGATGCGCCCACACGAGGCGCATCGGATGAGGCCGCGGAGGAGCGTCGAGGGCCCGCCGCCCGTGCCGCCCCGGGCGCCGTGACCGCGCTCGCCCCGCCTCTCGTCGTGGAGGGCCAGGACGCGGGCGCGCTCGGCCTCCGTGATGACGCCCGCGCCGACGGAGACCGGGAGGCCCTCCTCGTTCAGGTAGACATCGGCGACGTTCGCCCATCCGCCCGAGGGCGTCTTGCGCCGGAGCGACTGTAGTCCCGCGAAGCCCGGGGCCTTCAGGAGTTCGCGGATGGACGACGCCCGCCACTCGCCGCCTCGGGACGCCTTCACGCCCTCGACGTTCAGCGTCCGGGCGATGGAGTAGGGCGAGATGCCGTCGAGGGCCATCTCGGCGATGCGCCGCGCGAGGGCGTACGTCTCCGGGTCGTGCTCCAGCCGACCGTCCTCCGCGCGCCGGAGCCCGAGCGGCGGTTTCCCGCTCTGCCAGCGCCCCGCCTCGCGGGCGTAGCGGCGGGCGCGGGAGACGCGCTCGGAGAGTTTCTCGGCCTCCTCCCGGGCGACCTCGGCTCGGACGATGAGGGACAGGCGGGCGCGCTCGTCGCCCGTGTCCGTGCCGTCCACGCCGAGGACGCGGCGGTTCTTCCCGACGTGCCGCTCGGCGAGTTCGCCCGCCTCCACGGCGCCCTTGCGCGTCGCGCGGTCGAGGCTCCAGACGATGAGCGTGCGGAAGTCCTCGCCGCCGTCGAGGTCGCGGAGGGCCTCCTCCCAGACCGGGCGGGCCTTGCGGGAGTGGCGGCTCGCGCCCGTGCCCTCGCGCTCCGCGTAAACTCGGGTGACCTCCAGCCCGACGCGGGCGGCGAGGGCTCGGCAGTCGGCCTCCTGCTCACGCATCGAGCGCCCGAGGCGGTGCGTGTCCTTCGCGTTCTTGTGCGAGCGGCGAACGTAGATGGCGGCGGCGGAGTCCGGCGAGGCCGGGAGCGGTGAGAGCGTCATGCGGGCATCGTACGCGAGTTGCCGTTAGGGGCGGGACTTCTGGAAACTCCGCCCCTAACGTGAACCGCCCCCGAGCGGTCCATCCTCGGGCGTTTGTGCAGGTCAGCGGCCCACGGTCGCCCGCACGTCGCCGACGACCGGGAGCCGCACGTCCACGGCGACGCCAGGGCGAGAGGCCGAAGGCGTCGGGCGCGGGGCCGGGACGCCGGTCCGCGCCGGGGCCTCGCGTACGGCGCTCGTGGCACGCTCCGGGGCCGGAGCGGGCAGGGCCGGGGTCGAGGCAGGGGCGGGCGTCGTCGGCGCCGGAGAGAGGCGCGTAGCGGCGCGGGACGCGAGGGGCGCGAGGCGCGGCGCGAGCACCTCCACGAGCGGCGGGCCCTCGACGGGCTCCGAGCCCGGGCCCGTGATGGCGCGGACGGTGTTGCCGCGCACGTGGACCGTCCGCCCGTCGGTCGTCTGGTAGTCCACCTCCGCGACGGCGAGGTCCGGCGCTCGGTAGAGGAGCATCCCGCCGACGAGGGCGACTGCGGCGGCGACGCCGAGGAGGCGGAGGACGCGCTTCGCCTTCGCGCCGGGAGAGACGACGCGGGCCTCGAAGCCGTCCGGCGTCGTGTAAACGCGGTAGGTCCGCGGGTTGTCGAACTGAACCGTGATGGCACGGGAGGCGCGGAGCGACTCGATGGTCTCCTCCGGGAGGAGGTCGAGGTCGAGGAATGCGAGGGCGCCGGATGGAACATCAATCGTGGTCATGCCGTGGTGCTCTACCTTCGGTTGCGGGCGGCGCACGGCGCATACCTCTAGACGCCGTGTGGAGCGGGCCTCGCGGGGGTATGAGGAACCGCTCGGGGCAAACAGTACGGGAGGGGTCAGACATGGTTGAACGCGGCACGAAGCGACGGAACGGGCCGGTCTCGACCGTCGGACGGAGACTCACGGCGCACGGGCTGGACCTCCTGCCCGTCGAGGTGCGAGAGCGCGTCGAGGCCGAACTCGCCCGAGGCGGTCGCGAGGCGTGGGTCATGGCGCCGGACGACGGGCGCGTCTACGTGGAGATACGCAACGCGAAGGCGTGAGCCTCGCAGAGACGCGAAGAGGCCCCCACCCATTCCCGGGTAGGGGCCTCTCGTCTGCGCCCGCGAGCGGGGCGGGTGGAGCGTCAGGCGTTGCGCTTCAGGACGCGAGTCCGCACGGCGTCCATCGGAGGGAGTCCAGGCAGGCGGGCGACCCGCTCGCGGATGTCGTCGGCCTCGCCGTCGCCCGCCGCGAGGAACGTCACGGCGACGTAGGCGATGCCGGTCTTCGCGAGGGGCGCCGCCTCGCGGTCGATGACGATGCATCGCTCGTCCACGAGGGCGGCGATGGAGTTCGCGGCGTCGAGGGCGCGGTCGGCGTCGTCCGTGAGGACGTTCGCGGTCAGGAGGAAACGGTCAGCCACGGCGGGCCTCTCTCTTCGAGGTGGAACGGACAAGGGGCGCCGTGCGCCGGGGCGAGGGCCAGTGTAGCCCCCGCCCCGGGCGGTCAGAGCGCCGCCTCGAAGGACTCGCGCGTCTCGTAGCCGTGGATCGAGCCCTGCCACTCGACGGCGACGCCGACCTTCGCGGCCCGGGCCATGATGGCGCGGTAGCGCTTGACGCCGGTCTCGTTCGCCGAGTTGCCCTTCACGGCGGCGAGTTTCGTCTTCGAGTAGACGTAGTAGTAGGCGATGCCGCCCGTGGCCTTGTAGTCGGCGCCGATGCCGAAGACCTCCACGACGCGGAAGAGGTGCGCCTTCGGGAAGAGGGCGGCGAGGGCCTCGGCCTCCTCGCGCGTCGCGACCTTCGCCGAGAACTCGACGCCCGCGGGGCGGTCGAGGTAGGTCCAGGCGCGGACGGAGAGGGTGTTCGGGGCGGTCAGGTTGTGGTTCGACATCGGGGGCCTCCTCTGGCCTCGTTGGGGTGATGAGGAGAGTGTAAACGCCTCGTGGCACGGTGCGCAACACGAAGGGCCCCCGCGTGTCGCGAGGGCCCTCCGGGCGGTTCGGGTCAGGCCCGCTCCATCCGCTCGTCGCAGCACGGGCACTTCGGCTCGCCGTAGGCGTCGAGCCACTTCGCCGTCGTGCGAACGATGTAGCCCGTCTCGGGGCACTGGACCTTCAGCATCCGCGTGCCCTGCTTCGGCTCGCCCGCCTTGCCCGCCGCGGTCACGAGGGCGGCGTGCGGGTAGTCGCCGAGGCGGTCCGCCACGAGGCCCGAGAGCGTCGCCTTCAGGTCGTCGCCCGCGACGGTCGCCGTCATCGCGCCAGTGAGGCCGATGGCCTTCGCCATCTTCGCGAAGGGGCCCTTGTGCCCGTTCTGGCAGTCATCGACCGCGTGGATGAGTTCGTGGGCCAGGACATCGAGCACGCGGGCGGCGTCGTCCAGCACGGGCGAGATGAAGAGGTTCGCCACGCGGTCCTTCGCGGCGCCCGTGCTCCAGCACTGCCCGATGACGTTGTTCTTCGAGCCGCGGCCCCCGGGCCACCCGACCGAGACGCGGACGGCGGGAAGCGTGATGTCGGCGGGGGCGAAGACGACCTCGCCGAGCGCCTCGACGGCGGCGACGAGCCACTCCTCGCGGGTCTGGAAGTTCGTGCTCATGGTGGGCCTCCTCTGGCCTCGTGGCCCGCGGTTGGGGCCGATGACAGGAGTGTAAACGCACCGTGGCACGGTACGCAAATCGAGAACGGGCGAGCCTCGGAGAGAGGCCCGCCCGCTCGGTCAGGAGCGCCGGAAGATGGCGCGGAGGATGTCGCCGACGAGCACGCCCATGAGGTCGGGCTCGGGCTCCAGGTCGTCGGTCCAGAGCATCACGAGGCGACGACCTCGACGGCGAAGAGGTCGCGCCGGAGCGTCCGCTCGCGCCCGTCCTCGAAGCGGACCCGCGCATAGCCCGCGCCGGTCGGACGGCACTTCGCGACGATGCGCTCGCCGGTCGCGTAGTCCGCGAGGAGTTCGACGGGCTGGCCGCGGTAGGTGAGGCGGGTCACGGGAGCCTCCTCGGGCTTCGGGGCGGGGCGGGGGCGGTCGTACTCGGCGGGGCGGCGGAAGATGCCCCACGCGATAGCCGCGATGGTGACGAAGACGTAGACGCCGTGAATGCTCATTGGTGGCCTCCTCTGGCCTAGGTGTAAACGGGTAGTGGCTCACTCCGAGGGTGGAAGGGAGGGGCCCCGGATGGAGCCCCTCCCGCAAGGTCAGCGGCGGCGCTTGCGCGCGTCCGCGTCCGTCCAGGGCTTGCCCGAGCGGAGGAGCACGGTCACGAGGACCGGGCGACCCTTGCGGCGGGCCACGACGTAGGCGATGCCGCCGCGCACGTAGCGGAGCCCGTCCTCCGAGGGCTCGATGACCTCGGGCGCGAGGAGCGCCTTCGCGAAGTCCTCCGGCGTCACGTCGCGGCGGGCCATCTTCTCCTCGGCGTGCGCCGAGATGGTGACGAAGCGGAGTTCGTCGCGCTCGATGGGGTTCATGTGGGGCCTCCTCTGGCCTCGGCGCCGTGGTTCGGCGCGGTAGGACGAGTGTAAACGCGCCGTGGCACGGCGCGCAACTCGCGACACGCAAAGGCCCCCGCCGCCCTCGGGAAGTGAGGACGACGGGGGCCAGTAGTGAAGGATGCGGCGGAACCTTTCCTAGGCGAGGCGCCGACGACGGTCGCGCACGGCGACGAGGGCGCCCGCGGCGAACACGCACGCGAGGCCCGCGCCGCCCATGAGCGCGAGGGCGAGCGTCCGCGTCGAGCGGAGCGCGCTCGTGCATCCGACCGCCCACTCTCCCGGCATGAGCGCCGAGCCGCACGAGGCGGACCCGGACGACACGGGCAGGAAGCCGACGACGAGCCCCACGAGGAGGAGCACGAAGGCGACGGCGACGGCGACGATGGGCGTTCGGCGAGACATGGCACGGAGGATAGTCGGTCAGGCGCCGAGGAGGGCCACCTCCACGCGCCGAGCCCCGCCGACGACCTCCGGGCCCCGGTCGGTCTGCCACGTGATGCGGCCCGCCTCCGGCGTCGCGAAGGCGACGGACTGGACCTCGACCTCGTACGCCTCGCCGCCCTCGTCCGTGAGCCGCACGCGGTCGCCCTTGCGGATGCACGCGGCGGGCAGGAGGCGGCTCATCGCTCGATCCCGAGGGCCAGGGCGAACTCGGAGGCGACGCCCCGGAGGGCGTACGCGACGCGCCGGTCCGCGAGTGCCTCGATGCGGTAGCCGTCGCTCACGTCGGCGAGGAGCCCCGAGGAGCGGGCGTCGGCGTCGTGCCGGTCGGCCTGCGTGTTCAGGGCGTCGATGATGGCCTCCACGGGGGTCATCGGGTCAGCCCCACGACGACGACGTTCCCGCTCTGCGG